CTATAACGCCAAGGTTTATTTGGGTTAGGTGGGTTTTTTAATTTTTTTATAGATTTTTCAGTAAGTCCTTTTGATTTAAACTCTTCTACAACTTTGTCTCTTTCCTCTTTAACTTTTTTTAATCCCTCTGGTGTAAAAGGTTGCGTAAATTTTCTATTAATTCCACTTCTTGAAAACTCCATTAAATATCTTTTTTCTCCGCCCTTAGTTTCAAAAGTTTTTATGTATTCATTTCCTTCTCCACCTAATGGTTTTTTATTATATCTAATACCGGCGAAACCCTCTCTAGTCCCTAGGTCTGTTCCAGAAATTACACCGCCACCTATAGCCATTTTATTTCTTTTAATTATAGATTCAATAAACGTTCTAGTTTCTGGCTCTACGGCTCCAGGATAGTCTTTAAGAAAATTACTTAATCTTTCTTTTCGTCTTTGCTCTACAATCTCTTGTGGTTTTTTCTCAGGTAAGATAAATTCTTTTTCTTCAATAAATTGACCGACCTTCATGTTCCAAGTCTCTGGTGTACCAAAGTCAGCCATGTTATACTCCCATCAAGTAATCTAAACCTTTGCCAGGTCTACCACCTTCAGCCATAGCATCAGGATCAATATCGTCAGGTAAATTTTTTAACTTGTCTCCAAGATCTTGTTCTAATAAATCAAACTCAGTATTTTTTAAAAATTCATCTGCTGCTTTTACTTCGTTCTCAGCAACATCTATAATGTCATCTAGTTTATCTAACTTGTCTATGTCTCTCTTGTAAAATCTATTATATACATTTAACGGATCCATTTCTTCTTTTCCGCCACCTCTTAAGTCGTCGTAGTTTTCTAAACTTTTTCTAACATCTTCTGGTAAATCTATTCTATTATCTTTTAATAAAATTTTTCTAATCACAGCTCTTCGTTTACCCTCCAACACCATATCTTTACTAGGTCCTTGCATACCTCCAAAAAAAGTATCCACTGCTTTTTTAAGTGTATCGTCTGATTGTCTTTTTATTGTGCCTGCTTCTGTAATCGCTTTACCCATCGTGCTTCTAGGATCTATGCCTTCAGGTATACCTAAGTCTTCTTTCAAAGACATAATACCTTCTTCGTCCATAGACTTACCTGTTCTAATATCTACGATGTCGGCTTCTTCTGTAACTTCTTTTTTTGGATCAGGTATATCAGAGCCTGTTTGTTTCTTTCTAGCTTTGAGAAGTTGTTCCGCATTCTCTAAAAAATTCATTTGTTCTTTTGTATTTCTATTTGAAAGAATGTAAGGAGCATACTCCATAATTTTTTCATCAGCTAAATCTACTAGCTTCTCATCTTTGAATGCATCTTTAGAAAATATATTCTTAGTAGGTGCGTTCGTATCAAGTTCTTTAGGTTTGATAATATTTGATCTTGTACCTATAATTTGATTAATAAAGGATTTACCATACAGCTTTTCTAAAACTGCTAAGATTGCCATTCCTATATTTTTTGCTGCCATAACTAGTAGTAGTTCCTTTTAGTTTTATAAATCTTTTCCTCTTTTTCATCGTCAGGATGTAATATAAAACCACCCTGTCTGAAACGCATGATGGCTTGGGTTGTCGAGTCAACCAAATCGTCATGATCACCAAATGGAAAAGCCGCGCACTCCTCGATTACTTCCTCAGCAAATTCCTGGTTCGGAGCATATATCATACCAGATTCAAATAAAGGTGCAACAGAATTTACTCTGGTGTGCTTGTCGTTTCCTTTTGACGGACTATAGTTTACAACAGGTATACCCATCTTTCTCATCTCGTCAGTCAAAGGCTGACCTGATGCTTTGGCCTCTACGATGACTGTATCAGGATCCCAATACTTAAACTGCTCCCAAGCAACTTGTTTTAGTTCTGGAAAGTCGTATCTGCCTTTCTTTGCATCTAATAATATTAAACTAGCTGGACTATCATCATCTAAATAAAACACGCCCCATGTGGTTATAGCAGAATAATCGTTAGTTTGTTTTTTACCAAACGCTGTATCGTAAGATTGTATGACATGTTTTAGTGCAGGTATCCAATCTTCTTCCCACTCCATCCACCATTCTCGTTTGATGATTGCTCCTTCTTCTGATGTCGGGTTCTGCATATACTGAGCATTCCATTTCTGTATACCTGTAGATGCTTTGACTGCTTCTAGTTCTTCTAACTTCCAATACTCTGGCCACAAAGGTTTACCGCTTGGCATGATAGCAGGGAACTCTATGATCTCCCACTGATCTGCTTTGGCCTCTCGCTGCGCGCCTAACAGTCGACCGGTAAGATCTTTTGTATTCCATCGTGTCATAACCAAGATGATAGCA